GCAGCTAACTCTTCTTCAAACTTCTGTACAGCAGTAGTGATAATCGCACTCATCCCCTATACCTACCACCACCAACAGATTGTTCTTGATCCATCTCGCCTATACGGAAGTCAATCTCGGCTCCATCAAGACGAAGGGGTACGTTACTAGTACAGAGGAACTCCCAAGACCTACGACGATCTTGTCCACTCAAATAGATTTGTGCTCTAGGAGCATTAAGGTTAACAGACCTGTAGCTAGACCAGCTATTGTAGTCGTCACCAGAATGCCTAACTTGCATGATACCTGCAACCTTATCACCAATGATCTCCAACCTACCATAGAACTTACGCTTGGTAGTACCGTTGTCCATGATGTCGGTAACAGTCCTACAGTAAATAGGTTGACCATCATCTTGATACACTGTAGTACTTGGGTAATACAGCTTGGCTGTATCGTCATCAAGCATGTAGGGTATACCCGTAACATCAGCAAAGAAGCTAGGACGGAAATACGACTCTACATAAGTACCGGGATTAGGTTGATCACTAGAAGCAATAGCATACTGTGTCCATTGGTACCACTGCTTAGCCATGATGTCATAGACTAACGTTTGGTTAGTGTTATGCAACGTCATGATGTAGAGAGTGTGTCCACTAAATTTATAACAGAATGCCGTCACTTTAGAGAGGTTGTCGGCTTCTAGGAACTTGTCAATGTTGTTAGTGCTGATCTTAATTGGACTAACACCATCCATCATATACATAGACCTACCGTGAGTCTTACTGAGACCCATCCAGAGAACTGTGTTGTCTGTAGCTACGATGCTGTCACCACTTGCACACCCAATTTCACTCGTATAGCTCTGAGCTACACCAAGGGGTGAACCTAAAGCAGTAGCAGCATCATAGAAGAACTGTGTGCTATTAGAACCAAAAGCTACTAGGTAGTTCAAGTGCTTCACGATACCAACAAGAATGTCAGTAGTCTGTTCAAAGCTAAGAAAGTTTAGTGGGTTCCAGTTGGTAGGATCACCAAGAGCAGAGTTGTATATACGGTTGTTACTAGTACCAAGGAACACATAGTTGTCGAGGAAGACACACCCTGATACGTAAGGAGCAGTAGGTAAGCCACTCATAACAGCTACAAGGTTAGCACCACTACCGAAATCTACAAAGCTAACAGCAGTGGTTGATAAGGCAGCAGTAAGAGGCAAGTCAATAACAATGTCTGTTGTATTAACAACTTCTAAAACCTTAGACAAAGTAGGTACACCAACACCACTAACAACCATGCCTATATAGATACCTGTAGTGCTTGGCACAACAATAGTTGTTGTGTTGATTGCCCCAGTCCCTGTAGTTGTAACGGTTGCCGGTACATTAACGGTGATGGTAGGAGTTGTTGAAAGACCAGAACCATAGTTAGTAATGGTTACGCCTGTAATGACTCCATCAGTATTGATTGTTGGAGTAGCCACAATACCACCACCACCAGAAAAGGAAAGAGTAGCACCTTGGCTATAGTACAACCCACCGTAGTTGATAGTGACACCACTAATCTTATCGTTAACAACAACAAAGACTCCAGACGGATTAATCAAGTATCCGTTAAGCTTGTTGTGGAAGAACAAGTAGTTGTCCAAAAAGGTCTTAACAAAGTAACTCTGACTAGTAGATACAGATGTACTACCCAAGGTTGTAGTCACAAGAGTACTTGGGTTAGTACTGTACACCACGTTATTAATAACAGAGATAGCTTTGTTCTTATAGCTAACAAGACCTTGGCTAGTGTTAACCGAAGGAGGAGTTGTAGCTACAATCTGAGTAGCTAAGACTAATCCCGGTCTCTTGAGGAACTCCCTTTTCTGATCTCTAGTTTCAAAGACACAGTTAGACGAATAGGAATCCTTAGCAAAGCTTCCGGTTCTAGATTCGATTGGTTGTGTAAGTGGAATCCTTTCGGTAGCCATTCTTACCTCCCGTAAGCACTAGAGTTAGTAGAACGGAAATCAGGAGCAAAAGAAGTACTAGCGGCCTCAACATCCCAATCTGTGAGTGCAGCTTTGTAACCACCAGCTCGTTGAGCAATCTCTGACCTAGCATTCATGGGAACACCGTATTCCATAGACAACTGATCAGCAAGGTTCCACACCAAACAATTCATCCACTCATTAGGGAAGTCAGGAACACCCAGAGCAGTACTCAAGTCATTGAGGGGTAGCTGAACTACAATGTGAAGTTCTAGGTTAGTACTCGTGTAAGCATCAGGAGTTAGATACACATACAAGATACCGTTAAGAGCTTTGACATCATAGAAGATGGTATTAGCTACACCCGTAGAGTACTTGGAACCAAGCATGTTGTACTCTTGCTTAGACACGGTAAGCACAGGGGTATCAATGTACGGAGTAGCTTGAAGGTTGCGGTAAAAGCCTTGGATAAGCTTCAGTGGCCTGTCTGTGATAGCTGTGGTAGGGTCTTGTGTGTCGTACATCAAAGCGCTTGTAGAGCCTCCTAGGATGTAAGAGGCTTGACCATTGGTCAAAGGGATAACAAGCTCAGAGTTCTTCCAGAGCTTCAAACCTTCTGTACTCAATTGCTTGATCAAAAGGTTAAGAGACATAGCAGCATTGTCAATCGTGTCTACATCAGGTACCTCACCAATTTCAAGGACACCCAACTTACGAAGTGCTAAGGTAATGATCTGGTCTCGTGAGACGGTATAGGTGGAACTCATTGTGTCTTTCCTTTTGTTAAGCTTTAACTATACGGGTAGATAGTAATCATCTCACCCGGATAAGGGCTACCTACTACTGAGCATCCAGACACAGCGTAACCTGAGATACAAGAGTTTCCTTCTAGTGTACATGTAGGACGAATGTTGTTGTCTATACCAGCCTGAGCACAATCTGCAACACCATAGTCCGCTATACCTTGGGAGGTAAGAGGCGTACACACAAAGATAAACTCATCACTAGCTTCTGGTCTAGTGTAAGGTGGTGCTTGAATGTCTGCTACACCATGAACAAAGTCTTGAGGTTGTCGGGGTTCCCAATCACCCATACATACCATAAGTCCATCCCAACGCTTCTGTAGCTCATTGGATTTAAACTCACGACCACACTCATCGCAAACAACATTCCAAGAACCTGAATCGTATCTTGGTTTATAGGACATACTCTTAACCTACCACAAACTCTACAACAGCAGTAACAGGAACAGCAGCAGTAAAGGTTACAGAGGTTGTTGATGTCTCCGTATAACTAGAACTTAGAATCTGACGTACACCATTGATATAGACATTGAGAGTCTTGCTACCTACAACATAAGTAAAGGGAACAGTAAACACAGTCTGACCTGCTGTAGCAGTAACAGTCCCACGGTTGTGTGTGTACACAGCAGCATTAACATCGTTAAGCCAAGTGGCTACGATTGGTGTAGTGCCATCAATAAAATAAGTGGTTGCCATATTTTGTTCCTAGTAACACTTCAGTTTACTTGTCAGCCTTGTTATCGAGCTTATCGTAAATCTTACCGATCATCTCTTTGATGTCCCGTATGTCTTGCTTGTAGTCTTCACGAAGGATATAAGTCTTTGGTAAGTCTTCTCGCAACCTAGTTAAGTCTGACTTCAATTCTTTTACTGCTGACCATAGTTCTCTAGCAAGCCAACCAAGAATACTTGACGAAGCAAATAAAGCGGCATCTATAAGTGTTTGGGTTTCCATCATTCGAACTCTTTCAAAGATTCACTAAACGTGATACCCAAGTTGTAACTAAGCAGCATTACTGCTGCCCACTCTTTAGTAATACCACCTACCTCTATCTGTCTTTTGTAAGCACGTACCTCAGCAGCTTGCCTAAAGCTTTTACTACAGAGATACCTTACCCACCAGATAGGAGCAACCCAAGCTTGCTCTCGGTAATGGACTAGCTCATGCTCAATCAATCCTGTATTACTAGAATGCTCCGGTAATACAAAAATAAAAGGCCACAAGCTCATCGCTTGGAAGCCCTTGGGTATAAGCTTAGTCTTTACTATCACACCACAGGAGCCACTTGAGCGGCCTTGTAAGCAGCAACAACTTCTTCGGTGTGTACCGTAGCGCAGATAGCTACAACCTTAGCATCCTCTGCCGAGTAGTCGTCACCGGGTTTGAAGTAGTTACCCTTGACCTGTTCGGCAAAAGGAAGGCCATCTTCGGTGATTGTGACGAGGTATCGAACGGCAACCGTTTGGTCAGCCAAGACTTCGATACGATCAATAACTGTTTGTTTTTCAAGCATGATGTTTCCTTTTAATTAACCAGCATTTATGTCAATGTAGCCTCTAGCTACTTCGTATTCAATTAAATTAACAACCATTGACCAATTACAAGCAGCAGTGTTTGATATAGTCATAACGCCAGCACTACCAGTCACAGTTTCTGTGTACCAAACGCGTTCAACATTGGTTCCTACAATTGTGGTATTAACTATAGTAACCGTATTGTTTCCGTTTGTTAATGTAATAGTTGGCACTTGCCCGGAATTAATAGTGATAACCCATTGCAAAACATATGCAACGCCTTTGCTTCGCGCAACACCAGTTGTGATCGTTGCTGACTTAGAGCCACTTGCAGAGATTGCAGAAGTAATTTTATTACCAGTAGATGTAAATGTGCTATAGGCAGCAGCACCAGCTCCATTCGTCCAAGTAGAAGTTGCCTGAAGGTTTGGCCCAACATACGTTTGCGGAAGTGGCTGCATGTATGTGCCAAATCCGTTGTTTGTAATATAGTTAAATTCTTGCCCAAAACTTTGACCGATTGCACAATTAAAAAACATTGTGTAAAAACATTTTGTAGTCAATACAATTCCTGTATTAATTCCAATAAAATTGGAGAATTGGCACCGACTGAATCTCGTGTAAAGCCCGCCGTCAATGTATAGGTCTTGTCTTGTAGTATTTGATGCCGTGTCAAAAAGGCAGTCATTAAACGACAAGTTAAAAATGTCGGGTACTGTATCAGTCCCCCCAATCCGTACTTGTTGAATTGGAGTTACATACCCATTGTTTTCAAACCAACATTTTTCAAATACAATGTTTCCAACCCTACCACCTGCCGGAACCGTAATTAATACAGCGTGCGATGTGTTTGATTCAATGACGCATTGTTCAAACTTACCGCCAATGTTTTGTTCAATTCTAACCCCAACACCATTTTGACGGATATTGCATTCTGTTACTTTGAAAACTGTATTTGCAACTTCGCTTACAAGTATGCCGGTAGTATTACCAACAATGCCGCATTCTTTAATAATAGTTTGATTAACAAAACCGCCAAGCACAAGCCCATACGTAGACCTTTGCATTGTGCAATTTTCAATTAACTTACAACCACGTACATATACACCGTTGGTTAATATGTTATTGCCATCAATATTTAGGTTATAGAGCGCAGTAAACTCTGAAGAAGTTGCGCCATCACTGTCGATGTTGTATAGGTTAATGCCAGTTGTTCCTGACATAAACTTTAACTTAGTGCCAGTAAAATTATCGTCTACTGAATAACGATAGTTTGACGCCGCCCCTTGGATGGTGACGCCTTTAATAATTATGCTAATGTCACCATTAATTTCAAACGTCCCGTTTGGGATGATAACCAATGATCCTTGACCACCGGCCGCAATGGCAGCAAGCAAAGCAGTCTTGTTTGCTGTTGGTGAAGCAGAAGTAGAGAACCCGTAGTCAACAACATTAATGGGTGCGCCTTGCACCATTGAATAACTTGCTTTAGTCAGAGCCATTTTTATACCTCGTAAGAGCCTTGAAACATTAACCTAGCCCCACTTGTCAATATTGTAAGGTTGGTAGCTGTAGCGGCTGCTACTAAAATCCCATACAAATTAATAGTAGTACCTCCAACAAACGGAGAGATAGACGATACGGTTTGACCTAAATTTGAAAAGTAGCCCACATAAACAGCATTGTTTCCTACGGCAGAAAAAGGTAGACCAACTATTGAGCCAGCATTTCCGGTTCCTTGTACGTTAATAGTTATATCACCCATAAAGGTAACTAGCCTACCAACTCTTGTATACCTACCTGTTTGTGTTGTATACGTTGCGTTTCCACCAATACTAGGAGT